GGTACAATGACCGGAAATGCAGTTACATGGCCAAAGGAAACGGCCTACACTGACGGTTCAGGAATTACCGCGGAAAGTACCGCAGCTGGTGAAACTACTTTTACGATCACTTCACAGACCAATTTACCGGCTGTGATTGATAGTTACGTAGAGATGTCAAACCTGATGTTGGAAGATTTCCCGGCCCTGGTAAGTTACTTGAATACCCAACTCCCCGCAAATCTTCTGGAAACTGAAGATAATGAGATTCTTAATGGAACAGGGAACATAAAGGGACTTATTGCAAATTGCACAGCCTTTTCAGCTGCAAGTGCAACCGTTACAGCTCCTCAATATTATGATGTCATTACGATGGCAGCCAAACAGATCTCTCTTTGCGAGATGTGGCCTACTGCAATCATAATGAACCCGACTGATGTTGCCCTGATGAAACTCTCTAAAGATCAGAACAATCAGTATGTGTTTCCATTTATTTTTATGCAGGGTTCAAGGGTTGTCGTAAATGGAGTTCCGGTTATTGAGAATACAGCAATGACAGCAGGGACTTATCTGATTGGTGACTTTGCTCGCGGATGCCAGTTATGGGTTCGCAGAGGTTTAACCCTGAAGTTCTATGATAGTGCTGCTGCTGGTGATGTAAATAAACATCAGACTACAGTGGTTATTGACGAAAGGGTGGCACTGAGTATGTTTCGCACCCTGGCATTTGTAACTGACACATTTGCTGCAAGTATCACAGAATTAACCCCATAAAAGAAAGGAGAGGGCTATGAAAAAGCTGATTTTCTTCTTTCTGCTTATGGCTTTTGCCTTTGTGGTAAATGCGCAGGATTATACTATCACCTCAGTTGGTGTAACCAGGATAGTAACTAATGATACCCTGACAGACACCGGAAGCGATACTGTTACTATTCTATTAAAGCCGCCAAAGGATTATGTTTATAATCTTTCGTGCCAGTTTATCGGTGCTGCTGTTTCAGGGACATTAAGTGTAACCGCAACCTATTCTCAAAGTCTTGACGGTACTAACTTTGAATTGATTGCGGCCGATACTGAGATAACATCTGCAAACCTTGTAGAGAACTGGACTGATGAAGCAGGATTTTATGGCAGATACCTTAGGATCATTTATGCAGGAGCCGGAACAGAGGTTTGTAAGGTGAACGCTTATTTATATGCTGTACCATTTAAAAACTATTAGGATGAAAAGATTATTTCTATTATGCTTATTTGTAGTAGCAGCTATTACTTTAAGCGCTCAGAACTATACCTTAGCAGCTCCAGGAGTTACTAATATCGTAGATGATACGGTTGCAAGTGCAGGAACAGATAGTCGTTATGTTCTTTTGAAGATACCCGATGGAAACGTCTGGAATTTTCAGCTTATGTTGTATTATACCCAGCTCTCAGGAACATCTGAGGTCTGGATTGATACCTATTGTTCAAATGACGGCTCAAACTGGGAATTAGCCGTTGCAAGGGCAGCGGGTGACACATTAAAGAACGGAAATACGGTTTGTCTGCATGAAGACAACGACGGATTTCCTTATCGCTATTTTAAAGTATTATACACAGCTAAAACAGCAACACAATCAACAAGGGTTAGGGGTTACTTATACTTAACGCCTTATCGCTATTAATCATAGATGGGGTGGGGAAACCCGCCCCTCTTTTAAAAAAAGGAGAAGAAACAAATGAAAAACATTAAAAAGATTCAGGTCGAAAAAGAGACCAAGACAATTAAGCACCCCGTAACGGGAAAAACTCTCTATAATGAGAGTATTGAATTTCAGGAACCGGTCAGGGTCAGGTTTACACATGGGGTCTTTGCGGGAGTTGTTCAGGATCTTCCTGAGCTGAGGGCAAAGAGACTTATTAAAGCCAAAAAGGCAGAACTCGCTAAAGATGCGGATATTACCCCCTCTCATGAAATTCAAAGATTGTCAACAGCATTAGCCCCGAAAAAAGATGAAACAGGAAAAGACGAAAAGAAAAACAAAGGAGCATAAGTTTAAAAGAAAGACTAAAGATGCCATTACAACTGAAACTGATAGAGGATGTAACGACAGAGATATTCACACGCGATGCAGTGAAGATTTATCTGAGGAACACTTTTTCGGCCGGTACTGACTCTAATCTTATGATGGAAGATACTCTTCTTGACCTCTTACAAAAGTCAGCAAGAGAAGTATGTGAGGATTTCTGCTGGTCTACATTCCAGGCAAAGACATGGGATTTCTGGACTGATGAGATTCCATCGAATAATACAATCTATTTACCCAGGGGGCCTCATAAAAGTATTACCGGAGTGTATAGACAGGATTCAGAAGAGGTTGAAACTGAACTAACACTTAACTCCGGTTATTACAAGCGGGGACTGACAGACTTCGCGATTGTGATAAATACAGGGGTATCAGTCCCCATCATTGTAACCAACGCAAGCGGAGAGGGCATTTACCCGGTAAGAGTGCGCTTTGTAGCAGGATATTCTATTATCCCCTCTAATGTGAAAGAGGCTATTTTGCAAACAATAAAACATAATTTTCTTCAAAGGGAAAAACTGGCATTGTCGGGATTTTCTGAACTGCCAGGATCAGCAAGGGCACTATTAAAAAGTGAAACCCGGAGGACAATATAATGGCAGCAGTAGATAAATACAGGGGTCAGGACATAACATTAACCATTACCTGTTCAGTATCCATAGATGATCTTGCAGAACTCTATGTATTTCTAATTCATAGGGAAAGCAGGACGGTTGCTGCTCAGTTTAATAAAGCAGGAACAGGAACATATACTGCCCTCACGAAAGTAACTGAATACATTTATAAAGCAATTTGGGGACATTCAGATACAGCAGATGCAGATTTGGGAATGTATGATATGGATGTTGCTGTAATACAAACCGATGCAGATTATGAAGATTCGGAAAAGCATACAAAGAAAATTGAGGAAATATTTGATCTGAAAGAATCTTATTCAAAGATTATAATTTAATGGCTGACATTAATATAACAGTAAGCATTGATGCCGCGATAAGCATAACTATTGATACCAATGCGGTACCCTCTCTTATTACACAGGCGGAGGCGGAGGCGGGTACGAGTACGGGTGAGCGAGTAGTAACTGCTGAAAGATTATCCCAGGCCATTGCAGCCTTAGAATCGGCAGATGCAACCCCTGGCGGTTCGGATACTCAATTACAGTTTAATGACGGGGGTGTGTTTGGTGCTGAAGCTTCATTGACTTATACTAAAGCAACTAATAAACTTTGTTTAGGAACATCAGGCAATAGTTTACTCGAAGAGCACAGAGGAAAGATTTACCAGATAATGCAGGATGTAGGTAGTAAAAATGGTACTTATCAAATAAATGTTGGTGGATATAATGACACTATTGTAACAGCTGATGGGAATCTTATTTTGCAGATGACAGGTCATGCAGCTGGAATGAGTGGAGTGATTATTCTTAAAATTACAGGTGCAGGTGGTTACACGATTTCACTTGATCCGACATATTTTACAACCGAACTTAGCGGAAGTGATGATATTGATACGGTAACGGGGAAAAAGAATTTCATCAGTTATTATTATGACGGGACATTTCTTTATTATACAAACACAAAAGAGGCATGAGTTTTCCGCATAAAATGGGATTTATGAAGCCGAAAGGACCCGGTTATTGTGCCGAATACTTAGCAGTCTATAACGCATTCCCCAACAAACCCTCTGCCGCTGATGCAGTTATTCAGAATGCCAAAATGCTGGCTATTGTTGCCAGTGGTCGTTATGCAAAAGGTGAAAGGCATTGGGAGTTTTCAGCTCATTCAAATTCGGCAGGAGAATCACAACTTGACTGGATTGACCCGGTTAATCATTTACCCGTTACGAATGTGAATGGCTGTGCGTGGGATGCTTATAACGGGTTCACGGGAAACAATGCAGGAAGCAAATATTTAAGAAGCAATTTCATTCCCTCAGTTGATGGGACTTTAATCGGACAAAATAATATTTGTGCGATAATAGGGATAGGGACTGATTTATTAGAAGCAACTGGAGATTTTGGAAATACTGCGGGAACTCCTTATTTGCGAATATATACAAGATTTACGGGCAATTTAACTTATACGAGATGTAATTGCTCAACGAATAAAAGTGTTGCTTGCACAAATTCAAAAGCATATTTTGCAATATCAAGAGGGGTTGCGGCAAATTACGATTCATATAGAAATTTAGTTAAAACAAATTTAATAGATGAGTCAACTGGATTGCCGGATGGTGAAATATTAATAGGTTATGTAAATATTGCTTGCAATAAACAACTTCGTTGCGCTGAAATTCTCTCTTATCTCACAGAAGGCGAAGTTCAATCAGCCATTGGGGATGAAAATATTTATTTAACCAATTATAGTACAAACTTATACTAAATGAAAGCATATAATATCACGGGAAAGCAATTTCAATACATAAAGACAATCAATGCCTTCGATGCCATTTGTCCAGTTCTCCTGAAAGATGGAAGGTGGGTTATCTCAAAAGATACTGTTGATTATTTAGAGCAGCATTACATAACCGATTTTGCCATATCCGGCGCAACGGAGGACTTAAAGGATTCATTGCAGATATTACTTGGTGCTGTCAGGAAATTCCCTGAGATTAATTATGAAGCAAAAGACCTGCATCCGGCTCAACAGGTTCGCAGATTTGAAGCAGTTCTTGAGGAAAAGAAAATAGTTGAAATATTCCTTAAAGAATCAATCGGAACCTCCCTGAATGAATCAATGACGGTTCAGGATGTATATGATTTTGTTGAAGCCAAGCCCTCACAGCAGTATAATCCCATTGCGCAGAAAGAATTTATAAAGCTGGAATTGGAATCCATAATGGGAACGGATTATAATGAGAACTTAACTGTCAAACAGGTACTGGATAAGATTGCTTTAAAAGCAGAACAAATAATAGAACAATAAATAAAAATAAGATGAAAAAGTTAATAATTGTTTTACTGGCACTGATGCCATTTATGGCTTTCGGGCAGAGAGTTTATACTCATGGAAGTATCTCAGCCACTGCAGGGCGTGGAGTTTCGACTACCACAAATATAAAGATGTTTACCGGATCGGGGTGGAGCCTTGAACTGAGGTTTAAAAAGTTCGATGCGGATTCAACGGTCATCGATCTTGGACAATGTGCAGACCCAGATAGTCTTATCTTCAACCGGATAGATGATTCGAGGATTCCATATAACATGGTATCTGATAGTTCGGTGGTATTCCAGGGAGATAATTTTCTTTGCCGTTATTTAAGGATTAAACTGACAACTTACGGCGTAACATCCGGAAAGAAGTGTTACTATACTATTACAAAAGAATAAGATGAAAAAGATATTATTTCTTTTTGCCCTCTTGCCAGTATTGGCTTATGGACAAAAGACCGTTAATTTGAACAAGGATTATATTGACAGTACCTGGGTAATGGTCACACTTGGCAGGATAAATGCTGATTATGCTGCTAATACTGCTGCTGTTGACGGTACAAGGTATTGGGATTTCTTAACAACAGGAACGGTTGACCCGGCCAGTTTAGCAGAGGTCAACTCAGGTTATTTTGCCTACGATAAGACAGCCGGGAGCAACGGAGTGTATACTATTAACGCTCTTGAAGGAGTGGCCCGGAGTTCTTATGCTGATGAAGCTGGTACATTCAGGGGAGTCTATGGAAGGATATATATAGCCGCCGGCACAACCGCTACTATGCGCACGGGCGTAGGCGGGGAGTTTTCTGCAAGAGCAGGATACTCAGGTGGGACTAATTGCGTAGCCGAAAATGGAACAGCTTTTGTCGGTGCAAGAATATGGATGGCTCCTTACTTTACTTCAGGTTCATTGACAAACATTACCAACTTTCACGGACTATGGATATTCAATGAACATACTTCCAATAAAGTAACAGACGGGATATTCATAAATGATGCCGGTGGGACGGGTGGATGGACTTATGGGATAAGTATGAATGGAGCTACAATAGGAACGGCAGATTTAAGATTACATAACGGCGCATTGTTAAATAATATAAGAGCTGCAAATCTAATGGTCACAGAAGATACGGTTGAAGTTGCCGGGGTTTTGCTTGCAACAGGGACACTTTCAGGGGCGATAAGCGTGACTTTGGATACCGACCCAGCAATAGTTCTTACAGTCGCAATGTGTAAGAACAGGGTTAGAATTAATAATGATGCGGACGCAATAGATTATTCACTTCCAACAGCATCAGCGGGGCTTATCGTTCTTTTTTACGATGTAGCCGGTGGAGTTATAACTGTTGACGCGGCCAGTGGCGATGCTATCCTTTTAAACGGAGTTAGTGTAGGTACAGCCGATGCAATAGACTCACCCGGAGCGATAGGAAACTTTATCTGTTTAATGGCTATTGATGATACCCGGTGGGTGTCACTTGGACAAAGTGGTACATGGATCGACGGCGGTGCTGATTAAACTAAGAATATGAAAAGATTACTATTATATCTTTTATTACTGATTCCCCTTAACGTGTTTCCCCAAGGGTTATTTGTTCCCGCTGGAGGGATAACTAATCTCGACACAACGGATTATCCAGGTGATTATTTTGTCGATCCTAATCTGGGCAATGATGCTAATTCGGGAACTTCTTACGATCAACCTTGGAAAACTATCGCTAAAGTCAACGGATTCACCTTTGCCCCAATGGACACTATCTCTTTTAGGAAAGAAGGTGCTTGGCGTGAAACCCTTACCGTCCCTCATGATTCACTTACATTTATGAGTTATGGAACGGGGAATAAACCGAAGATATTAGGGAGTGAACAGGCTTTAAATTTTGCAGATTGTGGAGGCAATGTCTGGAAGTCTGCAACGTCTTTACTTGATCCTTATAATATTGGTGCTTCTGACATGGAGATATGGTTTGAAGAACCTGACGATTCGATAAAATGGGGAACACATCAAACAGATACGGCAAGTTTAACGGCTGAATATCATTGGACATGGTTGGCGAATTATATTTATGTATATGCTATTACCGATCCCGATACGAGATATTCCGTCGTTGAATGCGGACAGAGATATTCTACTATTGATTTAAATAGTAAACAAGATATTGAAATTAATAGTTTGGATTTATTTTATAGTGTTGCCGGAATTGATGAAGATTACCCAACAGAAGATTTAATAGGATTGACTATTAGAAATTGCGAGATTGGATATCTGGGCGGATGGACGGGATGGGGATACGGAATCCATGCTGTTTATAATAATTCTTTATTTGAAGATAATGAAATTCATGATTGTGGTAGACGCGGAATATCTCTTGTTAATTATGGGACTCACGATATCACAAATATAGTAGTTCAAGATAACACAATCTATAATTGTTATCATACAACAGGAGTTGATATTGAAACGGGAACAGAGGCGGATGATACAGGTGATATTGATAGTATAATTATAAGAAATAATTATTTTTTCCATGATTCACGAAATTATAATACAAGAAGTGGTGGAGTTTTCCTTCAAGAAAATACTGGTAGTACGGGGAAAATCACGAGTACTTATATTTATAATAATATTTTCGTTTGTTCAAATGGCAACTGGGTTGGGGCAGAAAATGTAGATAGCGTTTACGTATATAACAATATATTTTATGGATTAAATCAAGTTTTATCAGATAATTTATTTCATATAGCAATTCAAGATCCTGTTGATGATTGCTTGGAATGGAAAATAAAGAATAATATTTTTTATAACAATAGAGATTTGAATTGGGGGACTGCCATTATTTTAGAAAATACACAAGATTATACTGAAATTGATGCAGATTATAATTTATACTACACCTCTTATTCGGCAAGACCAATAATTTATGCGAATAGTACTGCTTATACTATGGCTCAATGGTCTACGATGAAAATGGGTTTAAATTGGGAGGCAAATAGCCCAATACCATCTGATCTTCTTTTATATACGGATAGTTTTAATGTCCGTTATGGATCTTCGGCAATAGACTCAGGTTTGACGATTGCCCTCATTGCAGACGATTATTATGATATAGCAAGGGGAACACCGCCGACAATAGGGGCCGTTGAAATATTTACTTACGGCGATACTATTATAAACTTCGAGGCAAGTTCAACTAAAAAAGATACCATTCTGATTGCAACATTAGGTTATATCTCACAACCGGATTCATTAAGATTAGTTGCCGATATGGGCAATGATTCAATAGGAATTGGAGGAGGGACCTTGCTTTATGCCGGACATGATACTACGATAATAGAAGGACAGTATAAATACGAACCCTTAACTGATACAATTGTAAGAGTAGAATTATGGCAGGAATATTTTGGAGTTTGGTCATATTATGCAAACCATGATACGACTTTTGTTGATTCAACGGCTTCCAATTCAACTCTTTTAACCGGACTTATTTCTTATTATAAATTAGATGAAACCAGTGGAAATACAATAGATATTGCACCTACATCCCCTCATGACGGAACCGTAACGGGAGCAACTCAGAATGTAACAGGTAAAATTAATAAGGCATATTCTTTTGACGGGACTAACGATTATATAGATTTTGGGAGTGTTGCCGATTTTAGATTTACAACCGCAATGTCTATTTCATTTTGGGTTACAAGTGATGCTTATTACGGGTTGATTATTGGGAATCATAATGAAGATGATTATCAGGGTTGGCAGATAGATTGTAATGGTTCAGGAGGTGTAGTAAGATTTACCTGTAATACTTCCGGTGCTGATGCATCAATTACCTCAACTAATGTTGTTTATGGTGTTGGATGGGTTCATATTGTAGCTACTTATGATGGGGCACATTTAAAATTATATTACAATGGAGTTTCCGATGCTACTGAGGTTGATTTTACGGCAACAATAGATTATGGTTCAGTATCTCCAAATACTATCATAGGCGTGAACGACCAGTTGGGTAATGATTTCACCGGGGATATAGATGGAGTTGGATTATGGAATAAAACATTGATACCAACAGAGGTAACGGAATTATATACTAAAGAAAATTCGGGGGCAACATTCCCTTGGAAATAATAACCAAACAGGGAAGTTATTTAAAATAGTAAAATATAATCCTTAATAAAATGGAAAAATATAATTATTTACTTGGCTTTGTTAGTTTACAACTATTCTTAACAATGGTTTTTTTCGCAACAATAGGAATCACATTGTCTCTATTATGGGATGGACACAAAAGAAATCCAGATAGTCCCAATACACCCCAAAAATTCTCTTTTTGGTTTTTGCTAAAAGATAACTGGCGAACCATTATTGCTACAATATTATTAGTACTTGTAACAATAAGATTTGCGACATCATTTTTCCCCAATCAATTCAAGGGTGATGAAGTGGTAACACCTGAAGGAATAGAAAAATGGCTTTTTGGAAGTCTATTGATAGGGCTTGCATGGAATCAACTCGCACAGTTTCTAAAGAAAAAAATACCTATTCTAAATGTAGAAAGATGATCGGATGGAAAAAAATACTGGAAGGGGTTAAATATTTCGGTATCATTGCCGGGGCGGTAACGACTATCGGTGGTATGGCATTATTCTTTGATGCCGTCAGGGATGATATGAATCAAAATATTAATGCTGTAATGGATACCCTTTCAGAATTTCGGAGGGTTATAATTGATTACCAGATTGAGACAAAAACGGGTTTTGAGGCAAAGACGGGACAAATAAATGAATTGATCGGTCTGATAAAAACGCTTAACAGGAATCAGAAGATCATCATTCTGAAAAGCGATGAGTCACAGCAGATTATTGAAGAAATAAGAAATCAGCAACTAATAGAAGGGATTGTTAATATAGATTATCTACCAAGTAGAGATGTCCATGTCATACAGCTTAAAAAAAAAGAATTGGAATTGTAAAACATAACAGTGATGGAACAAGGGACACAATCAGAAGATAGAAAAGAACACAAGATAAGCGAGCTGGAACAAATCATAACAACAGCAGAAATTTGGTTCGATAATCTTGTATTGCCAAAGATGGAAAAGGCAATAGACGAGAAGTTTAAGACTTATATGGTTCCCTTAACTCAACAATATAAAAGTATTAATATAAGACTTTTTATTAAGACTGTGGTTATTACTTTGATATTGGCAATGGTTATTTTTTTATCTGCATCATAATGAGTGATTTTATTAGAAATTTTAAGTGGGCTTTTGCCCCGATATTTGCTTTAGTCTTTTTTATGCTATTAATTATGGGATGGGAAGTATTGAAGTTTATAGCATTTGTTTTTGAGATTAAAATAAGAAAAAAATGAAAACAATCCTGCTCATACCACGTCTTGCGATGTTCCTTGAAGCTATGAAGTTTTACGGACTGACAGAGATTGCAGGAAAAGAAAACAATCCACAGATACTTCAGTTCTTTAGTGATGTTGGGAAAACATGGGTACAGGATGACGAAACGGCCTGGTGTTCAGCTTTTATTAACTGGCTGGCATGGACTTGTAATTGTGAGCATTCAGGTAAACTTGATGCACGCAGCTGGCTGAATACCGGACGGGAAATAAAATATCCTCAACTTGGCAATGTAGTTATCTTTTGGCGTGAAAGCAGAGATTCATGGAAAGGACATGTAGGATTATTCATTGCACAAAATGATTCGGTTATCTATTGTTTTGGAGGCAATCAGGATAATCAGGTAAACATAAAACCTTATCCCAGAGGTCAATTACTTGGATATAGGGAATTGAATTATATATAAATGGAACTAAAATTTCACATACCAGAATCAGAATTTCAATATTTCAGGCAAAGGATAAAACTTGCAGATAAGATCGTCCAGGATAGGGCGCGCAAACAAGTTGAGACCTCTGCTTATAGGATTAATTTTTATGCAAAGAGGGCTTGTCCTGTTGTAACAGGTAGGCTAAGGGGTTCGATAAGGGTTGACTTTACACCAGATCATCTTAATGCTTCAATAGGATCGAATGTAAGATACGGCCCTCACGCGCACGAGCACGCAAGAGATCCGGACAGGAGATATTTTTTAGAGAGGGCTTTTAAAATGGAGTTACCAAAATTCATTTCAAACATGAAATTACTATTACAATGAGCGAACTGAGTGCATCATATAATCTAAGAAATGCCTATTATACTTTAATGAATGGGTTAGTGGTAGTATCAACTGAAAAAGTTCCGGTTTACCGATATGCAGGACTTGGAAAAGATAATACAAGGGTTGATATTCTCAGGATTGTAGAGGGATTGCCAGAAGCAGATGCCTGCGATTCTTACAATAAAGAAGTAATTACCGAAATCGATATTGTTTGTAACCTTAGTATATTAAGGCAGAGTGAAGGACAGAAGAAAGTCGATGACGTGGCAAATGCTGTTATAAGTTTACTTGTTCCCTCATTAGGATATACAATGACAGTAACGGACTTTGATAATGACGTTCATCATTTTTTAAGAAGCGAAGAAATAACAGAGATTTTTGAAGGACAGCTTTATTTACATAAGATATTAACTTATAGGGATATATTAACACAAACAACATAATACAATGGGTAAAATTAGAGGTTTATTAATGATCGTAAAGATCGAAACAGTAGTATTGACAGGGAGGCTTAATGCCAATCTGAACATTACTAAAGACATGATCGATGCAACAAGTGTCGATTCAGCAGGGATCAAGGCTTATGAGTCGGGAGAGTACGGAGCAACTTTTGACTTTAATTCGCTTTATGATCCAAGTGGGACAATGTCGTTTTCGGAGATTCTGGCAGCCTTAAAGCTGACAACTTCAGCGACTATTTATTTTGGTGAAACGGCCTGGTCAACAACTGGAAGTTCTTATTTTTCAGCAGAAGCACATTTTAATGCTGCTTCGCTAAGTGCTGATAAGAATGACGTTGCTAAGGTGGCCGGATCACTTACAATTACCGGGGATATTTCAGAAACAGCTTTAACTTCATCTTAAATACTATGGCAAAAATTAGAGGACTTTTAATGATTGTTAAGATCGGTGGGACGGCTCTCACCGGACAGCTTAACGCAACACTGAATGCTGTAAAGGATATGATTGACGCTACGAGTGCCGATTCAGCAGGGGTAAAGGCTTACGAAGCAGGAGAATATGGATTTACGTTTGATTTCAACTCCCTGTATGATCCTGCTGGCAGTATGTCCTTTGGCGAAATTCTTACAGCACTAAAGTCGACAACAGCAACTACGATCTACTTTGGTGGGATCGTTACAAATGATCCTTATTTCTCTGCTTCGGCTCATTTTAACAGTGCGAGTTTAAGTGCTGACAAGAATGATGTGGCAAAAGTATCAGGATCACTTACGATAACGGGTGATGTCACCGAAGGATCGGCTACTACGGTTTAAAATTAACGGGGAGGAAATATGAATAATTTCAGAGGTTATACAACGATCAATCTGGGCGGGAAAATACGCCCTATAAAGTTCGGAGCTAACCAGACAATTCTTTTTTGTCAACTCCGAAAGTGCAATCTAAAGGATTATACAGAACTCTTTAAAAAGGAGAAACTTGACGCTTATGATCTTGACGGAAGTGAAAGCCGGGATCTTATCTGGTCGGCACTGAAAGACGGTGCAAGATACCAGAAGGAAGAGTTTGATTTTTTACCCGAAGATATTGGTGATTGGTTGGATGATTCCAATGACGGGGAAGTGAAAAAAATGTTTGAAGACCTTGTACTTCCAACTATCAAAGAAGATAAAAAAAAAGTGAGCAAGAGGAAATAGATGTTTCTATTGCACGTTGTATTCAATTTGTTTGTGGGAACCTGGGATTTTCTTTAGAGTCATTCTACGATCTAAGTTGGTTTGAGTACGATTGTTTGATTGAAGGATATAATCAAAGGATTAAGTTACAATGGCAGCAGACTTTATATCATATTTATTCTGATATTATGGGAAACCCGGCAATACCTTCATATCAGAAGCCCTGGAGTTTTCAGGAGTTCTATGAAGAGATGATCGAAGGCAAGAAAAATGACTGGATGATAGATATGGATGAATTTGAAAGAGTTAAAAATGTTTGGGGGGTAAAATAATGGATGCAGGAAAATTAGTTGCATATCTGGGACTCAATACCCAAGAGTTTGATGCTAAATTGGGATCATCTGTGGGTAGGGTTCGAGAATTTGGAGCTCAGGCTATTGGGGCTATTGCGTTAGCATCAGGTATTATTGCTACTGCAATAATAGGCTGGGGTAAGGCATTTGTAGAAGCCTATAATAAATCGGCAGAGGCAGTAGCAAAATTAACTACAGCTCTTGACGGTCAAAAAACAGTAACGGAAAGTTTGGTAAAATATGCAGGAGAACTTCAGGATAAAACACTCTTTGATGATGAAACTACAATACGGGCAATGTCTCTTGTAGCTGCATTTACAAAAGAAGAAGAAAAAATAAAGACCCTCTTACCTATCATTCAGGATTTAGCAACAGCCAAGAATATGGATCTGGCTTCAGCTACTGATATAGTAACAAAGAGCATCTTTACCAATGTAAATGCACTTGGCAGGTATATTGGAAAAATGGAATTATCTTCTGACACTAATCAGAGATTTATTACAATCACAGAGCGTTTAAATGAATTATACAAAGGGCAGGCAGAGGCAGCACGGCAGGCAAATATCAGCGCTATCCCATTAAAAGATACTATCAGTGATTTAATGGAAGTATTCGGTAAAGCAATCGTTGAAGGTACGGCATTAAGGAGAGTTCTGGATAATCTTAATGAATCATTAAAAAAGATCAAGTCAGGTTTACCGCATAATGAAGCCATTGAATTTATAGAGGATTTTAAAAAGTTTGAACTTGCAGGGAAAGATGTAACAGAACAGATCGCATTACTCACCAAGGCACAAAGTGAGTATAATGAAAAGATGCAACAATACATGGAGTTTGACGTCTGGACGAAGGGGCAAGTTAAAACCTACGGCATGATGGTTGATTTGTATAAAGAGATTGCAAGTGCATTAGGTCAATATGCAAAGGAACTCAGGGAGGCGGCAGAAGTTGAAGAAATCACCCCTGGATTGATTGATAATATTAATACAAAAATAAAAGACCTACAAGATACTCTTGGAGGACTTACTTCTAAATCAGATATTAAACAAACTCTTATTGCGATATATGATTATCAACAGGAATTAAAAGATCTTACTGATCTGACTCCTGAAATTGAAGCACTTACAACCGTTCAGAGTAAAAATGCTCTTGTCGTAGTTGATGGATTAAGACAGGTTGATACCTCGCTTAAGAAAAATTCTGCGGGTTGGGCAAGTTACAAAGAGAATATCTGGGAAACTATTCAGCAAACGGAGAATTTCTCTGAAATTGCCGTTCCGCTGATAACTAATGCCGTTGAATCTATTGCTGAAAGTATTGCAGGTTTAATATCGCAAACCGATAGTATAGAAGGATTTTTTAGAAATATAGCCTTAATGGTAGCTGAAGTTGCGATCCAGATAGGAAAGATAATAGCTGCTATGGGTGCGGCTCTATTGATCTCTAAAACTACAAGGAAAGAGGGTATAAAACTAATTGCTGAAAGTGGTGCATTAATGACAGCCGGTTATATAGCGAAGGGATATGTTAACAAGGGAAGTAGTTCATATTCATCAGTCAGTCCGGGAAATTCCAGTTACGGATCACCAAATTCCCTGAATGCAACGAGGATAGCAGTAGCAGTTACCGGCGAACTGGACGGAAGAAAATTGTCTATTGTTGGTGTAAGGGGAACTAAAATGTTATCTCAGGTTACATGAGTTATGGCACTAAATATCAATTATCTTATACTGATAATTCTTCTCAGGCTGTTATTATTGACCTTAAAAAAGATGGTTACTCAGGTGCAGTAACAGCACTGATTGGAGCAGGGGAACCGCTTGTCATCAACCACGACAACTCTTCTGATTTTCTTTTTGAACCTATTCTTGGAACCTGGGTTTCACTAAGGATAATTGTTAAGACAGTTTTTGGTTATGGCGATCTTTTTACTACAGACGCGCGTGAGTGGCAGATGATAGTATCAATAGCTGGTGCTACTTATTTCACGGGATATATTATGCCATTTCTCTTTAATCATGACTATAAAAGCGAACCTTATGTTTTAGAGATCGTTGCAAGCGATCAACTGGGATTATTGAGAAAAATAAGCTACCCTGATTTTATCGGTGGAGAAAGCAAGATGCCGTTAGAAATTATTCATGCCGTCCTCTCATTTACGGGGCTTTCTCTTGATATGAAAGAGGGAATAAATGTCTATGAGGATTCAATGACAACCGGGGCTGCATATTCTCCGCTTAATCAATGTTATATACCACTTGAAAGTTATGAAGACGAAGAGGGGAATCCCTGGGATTGTTATTCTGTTCTAAAAGATATTCTTTTAAGATATGGCGCTGTGATTCGCCAGGTTAAGAATCAATGGCACATCTGGAGACCTTCAGAATCTACGGCAACTTATAATAGAAGATACTGGGTAAACAGGCCGGAGGGTGGAGGTTATTTTTATTATACATCAACCGAAGCCCACGACCCAACGGTTGTAACAACGGCAAGTGGGGTATCACGTGCAACCCTTGTCAGGACTCTTACCAACGGAACCCTTTCAATGATGGAGGCATGGAGGGATTATACTTTAGTACAAAAATATAATCTTAGGAAATCATTCTTGTATAATTCAGGTTTCATGGATTGGATAGATGCTAATAATCCTTATTATTGGAATAAGACGGCAAATGCAGAAATATGCAGGATGAAAAAGGGGGTATGTTATTTTGCTGATTGGCCAACCTTTGGGGAATATATTTACCAGACTATTGACAATATTGAAGATACATCCGGCCAGGTTATAAGATTCAGATTGAAATTTCAGTCATTTGTTCCCGATGATGAATCAGCAGTTCTTTCTGTTCAGATAAGGGTAACTCACGAAACTACAATATACTACTGGGATTTTACAAATAATACATGGATAGCTCATCCTATGATAACTAATCTTGATGTTTCGTGTGCTGAAGGTGTTTGGGAACACGACTTTGAACTTGTTTCTGATGATCTTGCTGGGATCACCGGGGAACTTGAGATTCGTATTTATGCACTTGTAAACATACTCTCCTCAAATAGTTGGATATATGTAAATAATTGCGAATTACAAATATTAAAAAAAGTTGGTACGGGAACGATTGAATATGATGAGGATTTAACAGAACTTGTCCCGATAAATGCAGACAATAGTTTAGAGGGTGAAGAGGTATCAGTCCTGACCGACGAACTGCCAGATGTTGCAAACATTTCTCACATCTGGGGTGCTGGCATATTTAGGGATTCAGCACTACTGACTAAAACAACCCACTGGCATGACTCAGGATCAACAGAAGAGTTAACACTAATTGAACTTTTAAAAAGTCTTATTGCAAAACAATACGGTGCTTCTGCTGAGATGATTTCTGTTAATATAATGACAAAACTTCTTTCGGGTGATGATACCATTCAACTTGCGCAGCACAGCAATAAAAAATATTTTCCCCGCAGAATTGAATGGAGTCAAAAAGCCGGGATAATGAAATACGAAATGATTGAGATTATTTGTGTAACGGGATTCTTGCTTCAGGAAACAGGTGATTATATCTTACAGGAAACAGGTGATAAAATTATAATATAATGTTTATAAATCTCACATTGGAAGATATTGAGAACATACTTACTGGATATGGATTTGAAATTTATATGAATGGCCCCTTTAAATATGCCAGAAAAGATACTATTGATTTCTCTTTATTAAAGGCTTTTAAAGAACATTTAAAACAGAAACTTTCCTTATCTGATACTGGCGGAAATCATTCTCATGACAATAAGACAATTCTGGATGCAATAGAGCAAAGTTTTACCACTACCTTAAAATCAACTTATGATGGGTATGCCTCAGGGAAAGAGCCAGCAAATACAAATATACAGACTCACGTTACTTCTGCACACGCTCCAAGCAATGCACAAAAGAACAGCGATATTACTAAAGCAGAAATAGAAGCGAAATTAACAGGTGAAATCAGCACACACACACACGCAGGAGGCGGAGGCGGATTAACTCAACCTCAAGTTATGTCACGAATATCTTTAAGTATATGAACATATTAGATACAGTAAATAAAAGTATAAGGGCTTACATGGGGGCCGTGGCCGCTACAAATCAACCAATATTTGTTTGCAGTTATGCAGATCATACGTCCTCAACTTTCGTACCAGGTGCAAATGACGGTACTCTTAATGGGGTAACTCCAGTAGTTTTAGTTGCTGCACCGGTTGGTAGTACACAAAGACAAGTAAAATATATCAACATCTGGAATAATGATACGGTTTCTCAATCGGTTACGGTTGAACTTTTAAGTACATCAGCACAAAGGACTCTTTTTAGAGCCACACTCGATCCGGGAAGTGCATTAACTTTTACGGAAGGCATAGGATGGGTAGTATTTAATAATCAGGGTGTTCCACGTTCGGGAGGTATTGTAGTAAATACAGGTAGGCTTATGGCGCCTCCGATAGTTGATGTGACGGCAAACATAACAGGTGTTAAAGCTATCACTACTACACAAACGGCACTTGTCTATGTTGGTGTAGCCGGCAGAGCTGCTTCATCTGTTACTTTAAGATATAATGTGACAGTAGCGGCGGTGACTATTACGTGGGCGGAGATAGGAATTTTCAAAGGCATCCCGCTTGTGGCCGCAAACCCTTCACTTTCACTATTGGGGTGGGCGGATATGGCAGGAATTGTGAATAGTACCGGAAGAAAAAGTACAAATATTACACTCACATCGAACATATCCATTGGGGATGAACTTTGGATCGGAATTGGATGCCAGGCTACCACAACAGTAACTATAAGAGCCTACTCGCTTGTTGAGGATTGCCAGATAGGAACAGTTGTAATGATGGTGGCCAGACCTTCAACGGTTGCCAGTCCTGCTTCGTGGACTGTAAATAACGCGGTTGCTCCCTGGATGTATTGTTATTTAAATTAAATATTATGAAAAAATTAATTCTATTTATTGCGTTATTTGGAATAATTCTAAATAGCACAGCGCAGGACAAAAAGATCAGTGAACTCAATTTAGCATCAACTCCTGTTGGTGATAGTGCTCTTTATATTGCAGTTCAAAGTGCCACAACTAAGAAACAATACTTCATCGATTTGCAAAAAAGTATGTGGTACGGAGGTGCTGCCACAGCAACGGGAATAGGAACGAGCTCTCTTAATAGTAATACCGGAGCGTATAATACTGCTATGGGTTATCAAAGTCTTTATACAAATTCATCGGCAACAAGCAGTACGGCATTTGGATATAAAAGTCTTTACACTAATAATGGAACCTGCAATTCGGCCTTTGGCTATGGAGCGTTAGAAGATAATACTTCAGGTACTTATCAAACCGCATTTGGTGTAAATGCCTTGGCTAATAGTACGATAGGAGATTATAACACGGCAGTTGGGGCCAGTGCCCTTGTAAATGTAACACTTGGAAGTATGAATACAGCCGTTGGATATAGGGCGGGTTATTCGAATAGTGTTACAGGTTGTGTTTATTTGGGATTTGAAGCAGGATATAATAATACCGAAGGAAGTGTTTTATTTATTGATAATAGTAATGATGCAACTCCACTGATCTGGGGTGACTTCACTGCAGATTCAGTTATCATAAACGGAGACTTGCGTGCTACCGGGTACGCGGGTGGAGCAACCGCATGGACAAATGAAAGTGACTCTACGCAAAAAAAGAATATTGTAACTATTGATAATGCACTAATAAAAGTATCAAGATTAAGGGGCGTGGAATTTGAATGGAAAGACGGAAGGGAACCAGGACAACGGATAGGATTCTTAGCACAAGAGGTTAAAGAAGTAATGCCTGAAGTTGTAAGTGGTGAAGAGGGTTCAATGTCTATTCAATATGCCCCTGTCGTGGCTTTACTTACTCAAGCTATTCAGGAACAGCAAAAGCATATTCAATGGCTTTATGTTTTTTGTGGTGCTCTTTCATTATTTTCTATAATCTTATTAGTATTATTTGTTATTGGAAAAAATGAATAAAATTCTTTTAATCGGTAATGGTGGCTCTCTGCTTAAAAGAAGACTCGGAGTTTTCATTGACGAGTTCGATGGAGAAGTTGCAAGGTTCAATGACTTTGAGATAAAAGGTTATGAGCAATATATAGGAACCAGAACTGACCTATGGATTATAAGTGAAAAATATAAGAATAAAGAAAGATTGGATATTAATAAATTGGTGATCCCTGAGAAATTTACTCAAAAATTAAGGAAAAAATCTTTCACTGCCAGCCCTACTCTTGGAGCAAGAGCGGCCCAGTGGTTTATCGAAAAAGATTATGAGGTATGGATCATTGGTATAGATCATTTTCAGGGCGAACTTTCACATTATTTCGGTTCTTGCATTACAAGTATAATGGATCACAGTGCCCAGGAAGATAAGGCGTTCTTTGACAGGCTTATTTTAGAGGGCAAAGTTAAACGATTTTGTGAATACAGTGATCCTGTCATGACGGTAATAATTCCTTTCTACGATGAAGGAGACGAACCGTATAAGACTGTTATGAGTTGTATTGAGAATACACCAAAGAATGCAATTAAATTTATTCTTATCGATGATCATTCCACAAAATACAGAGATGCTAAGTTTGATAATATTCCTAATCTTAAATATTACCGGAACAAGCAGATTATGGGAGTTGACTATTGCCGGACTCTTGGCGGATATATGGCAGATACTCCCTACCTTCTTTTAGTCGATGCACACATGAGATTTAATCCGGGCTGGTTTGATAGGTATATTTTTGTCTTACGGTTAAATTCTGAAGCAATAGTTTATTGTAAGACGGATTATGTAACTGATTATCCTGACAATGAAAATATACGTAAACCTACCGGGGTGCAAAGATATTTTGCCGATCTGAAATTGGAAAGAAATGGTGAGGTTCTTTCCTCCAAATGGACAAATGATGAACCTCCCGAAATCTTTACAGAAGTAACGGGACTCATGGGGGCAAATTATGGAATTAGTAAGCAATGGTTTAAATACATCCGGGGAATGGAAGGGCTTAGACAATATGGAATCAGTGAACAGTTTCTTGCTTTAAAGAATCTTTATTTCGGGGGTAAGATAATTTATATTAAGGATGTACGGATAGCACATCTTTATAGATATATAGCAACATTCCCGGCCACAAAAACACATTTTATTTATAATCAGATGTTTACTTTAAGGACTCTCCTACCCTGGAAAGAAGTTAAAAAACTTGAAGCGAAAATCCCGGAAAGTAAATATAAGGAACAGGCAAAAGAAATGATTAAAAGAAACAATGGAATCGAACTATTAAGGAAAGACTTTACAAAAAAGAAAGTCATGTCATTTGAAAAACTTGTAAAGACTTATAATTTGTAACCATTTACGATTTTCCTATTTTTTAGGTACAATCGGAAATAAATATATGAGTGGTAAAACAACAATTAAAGGAGAAACGATTATTGATTATTTAGAAAAATTCCCTAATACGGCAACACAAACATTAGCCAAAAAGATTAAAGCCGAAACGGGATTGCTCTTTGATACATGGGAGCAAGCACGGAATTTAGTAAGAATGTATAAAGGTGAACATGGGAAGCATAATCGGAATACTTTAGCTTGTACCCGGTTTTACAGGGACGAAACAGTTAAATCAAAAGAAAATCCCTACGATATACCCGAAAGTGACGCCTTAGTTTATTATCCGTTTGTAATACCAAAGGCACAAAATAAAATCCTGGTAGTGCCGGACGCTCACATTCCCTATCATTGCGTTGATACAATGACAGCAACAATTAACTGGGGTAAGGATCATGACATAAATACGGTATTGATGTTAGGGGACTGGTTAGACTGTCATCTACTTTCGGATTTTGTTAAAGATCCAAATAAGAAAAATTTTAAAGAAGAAAGAGAAGTTTTCTGGAGGGTTATGGATCGCTGGCAAAACGCTTTTCCTGATGCGGTGTTTTATTATCTTCTTTCTAATCATGAACGAAGATATGAAACATATATGATGGTTCACGCCCCTGAAATTTTTGATACAGAGGAGTTTCGTATTGATATAACCCTGAGATTAGGGGAGCGGTCTATAATTCCCATAATGGATAAGTTAAAGATTAAGGCCGGTAAATTAACATTGATACACGGAGATGAATACAAAGGTGGATCGGCTAATATTGTTTCACCTGCCAGGTGGTTATGGTTAAAGGCTCGTGCTAATGCAATGTGTGGACATTTTCATAAATCTTCATTTCATCCGGCTGTTAATATCAATGAAGAAATGATGGGAGATTGGAGCGTGGGTTGTCAATGTAATTTACATCCAGAATGGAATCCGAATAATGACTGGCAAAATGGATTTGCAAGAATATTGGTTGAACCGAATGGGGACTTTAAGGTAACTAACCTAATGGTATTAAATGGGAAGGTACAATAATGGATACCTATTTAATTAAATGGTACGATGCCTTTTCGGTTGAAGGTTGGAAATCTGAAAAAGATATGGAAAGGGAATTTGAAGCAGGATTAACTATTGAGAGTAAGGGAACTTTTTTCAGGGAAAATGAAAAATATATCTCTTTGATACAAAATTCAGCTGATAGTGGCATTGTTTCCGGTATAATATGTATTCCTAAAAGCTGTATAATCGAAACAAAAATATACTAATTGGTATTATACTAATAGGATATGAAAACACAAAAAGAAATTGAGGGTAATATTGCTGGAAGTTTATGGAAGTTAATGGAATTAGATGAAAATAAAGAAAAAAATTCATCTGTATTTACTCAATCAACATGGGAAAATTATATTAAAACAAGAACATATATTCTCGGATGGATTTGGGCACTTAGGGCTAATTCTTTGGGTAAAAATGATTCTCAAGAATTTAAAATGGGATATAAAAATGCTCAAAATTGGGTAAATGAAAAATAGGTATTATACTAACTGGTATTACAATAATAATTATTACGCTATGAAAATCAATTTTAAACAAATAGGCAAAACTGCACTATATATTATTAGCATCGCAGTCCTGATTATATTAGTCCTGAAGGTCAGGCATAAGATTAGTAATTTAAAAGCCCAAGTAGAACAAATTACAACCGCTCATAATGTGATATCCAATCAGAATGAACAATTGCAAATAATGATAAACCGTCAGGGGGATTCACTAAAAGTTGCAAATCAGATTATTCTTTCCCAGAAGCAGGCTATCGAAATGGGCGTCCTGAATGAAAAAGAACTTAGGGACAAATACCTGAAAGAAGTCACCAATGTTGTTAAGTTATCTGAAGAGGTTAGAATATTAAAGCAAAAGGGTAAATTTGTTGATACGGTTTATATCGATAATTTCAATTCTTACGAGTGGATTCGTTTGCCGTTTGATGTGGCCTTTGGTGATAAATGGTATAACTTAAATATAACTGTCAATGAAACACCTCTGCTTAACTCTTTGGTAACTTACTCAGAACCTACCATTACAATAGGTACAATTAAAAAAGGATTATTCAAAAAGCCTGAAAAGGTAACAATTTACGAAAATGCTAATCCTTATATTAAGTTGAAATCAATTGAGAGTATAACAATAAAGGAACAAACCAAATGGTATCAAACAACTTGGTTTAAAGTTGGTGCTGGGTTCGTTGGGGGTGCATTAGTTGTGGGTGTTGTACAATAAATTGCGGGGTATCAGAATTGGTAACTGACCGGCCCCATAAGCCGTGTATGTAGGTTCGATTCCTATTCCCGCTACAATCGGGTGAGCTCACAGGATAGTACCTGTTTCTTCCCCGGCCCCCCGGATCGCTAAGCGTGAAGGGGGGTTCAAATTGGGTTTAGTGGTTAGAAGTCCCTGAGATAGTATCAATGGGATGGAGCCCGGCTGGTTACCGGGCTTTCTTTGTTAATAATTATTGCCAGTAAACTAATAAAGGTGCCGATAATTTGATTATCTTTGTATTTAGCAGTCGACTATTTTCAATCCATTTAACTTCGGAAAATGTACCCGTTTTGCATACCATAAGAACTGCAAGCGGGTCTTTTTTTACAGTACACACGTAACGTAATATCCGTAATTATTTGTAAATTCAAATAATATTATTATCTTTGCATTATGAAAAAGATATTTAAAAATGACATACTGAAAGTAAAAATCGGAAACGAAAAGCTTTACTGTTTCCCGCCCCAGGAGGGTTCCTTCTTGAGACAAGAAGGAGATAAATGTTTATTATGGATACCGGGTCGTTTAGATCTTGATATTGTTGATGTAAAAGATATTGAAATTCTTAATAGACCTTTCTGAAATTAAAAAATGGCCCCCCAGGAGTTATGATTCATGGGGTTTTCTTTTTACAATACACACGTAACGAAATATCCGCAATTACTAGCATAGTTATATTCCCGTCGGGAGTGCCTGAAGGTCAGCTAATTACTGGCCTTTTTCTTTTGTATGGCGTGAGTTTGCTAAGTACTTAAATATGTTCATGACCGTTCACAACTTGTTAAATTTTGCTATTTATTTTGTTTTTTATTTTGTAAATTCAAATATTATTTTTATCTTTGTATTAGGTAACCAACTTCAAACAATGCAACTAAACATTAAAAAACAAAGCCTGAGTAAGCAAATTCCGACGCATTGCGGAGGGTTACCGATTTGCTGAAAGGGCTTTTTTATAAATAATAAAATGTTAGTATATTTAATGAGAATGGGGAGAACAAGATTCTATAAAATTGGAATCACTAAAGATATACAAAAACGGATGATGGGTTCTCAGGTTAATTGTCCTTTAAAATTGAAATTAATATCGAGTTTTGAAGGTGGTAAATATGCGCCTTTGATTGAATTAAAATTACAGAAAAAATATAAATTATTTCTCTATCAGGGAGAATGGTTTAAATTTAATTGGTTTGTATTAAGATATATTTTGAGGGAATTTAAAAAATATAATGATAGAATAAAATCTAATGAAGAAATTAAAATTGTAGATTCTTATGAATTAGGAGAAATAGAAACTTATGATAATTTATATGATGTAAATACGTTATCAAAATTGTTACCATTTTCTACTGCAAAAATCAGAGTTCTGTATAGAAAAGGAATATTACCCATGAAAAAAATAAATAATAAATTCCTAATTTCAAAAGAAGATTTAGAAAAATGGATTGATAATGTAAAGGAACCATTTATTATATATAGAAATTCAAGAAAAAGTACTAAAGAAAGATTAATTAATTGGAAAGAATCAAAAATAAATGCTAAATAATTTTGTTATTACAAAATTTATTCTTAATATTGAATATTAATTTATATAAAATAAAATAAATATATGTTATTCTTTAGAAGAAAAAAACAGGAAAAATATACAAATATACCCGAAGATAAATTGCTTTATAACATAAAAGAAGTTTCAATGATTACGGGTATCTCAGTTGGCCAGGTGCGAATGATGATACGTGAAAAAACCTTACCGATGTGGCAAGTTAATAATAAGGGAAAATGGTATATTACAAGTGATAGTTTAAGAAAATGTATCAATGATTTTGAACATCAAACCACATAAACATGAGCTTATGATAAAAGATCTTTCAGATAAAATGATAGCCGACATAATGGGAATCAGCATTAATACTGTAAAGGCTCAGAAAAACATCGCTTACAAGACCCTTGACGTTCACACGGGACCGGGAACGGTATATAAATATTTAATCTCATGAACAAATACCTGCACGACATAGATTCCATGAGCCAGCTTTTATCAATGAGCAAACGTGAGGTTTGGGTTCTTATAAGACAAGGGATATTACCTGCATACAGGATTAAACAAAGGGGAAAGAAGTGGTTCATGAGTGATGACAAGCTTAGAAAGTGGGTTAATGAAACTGAATATTCAAATCAAATAATATGAAAGTTGAATATTTAAAAAAAGAAGGCAATTCTTATATCTGTCCTAATTGCGGAAGTGCCTTACACAAAGAAAATAATAACTGGCCTGGCGAACCAGAAGACAATTCTTATCAGGAATGGTATGAATGCTTTTGTGGGTTTAGGGCAAATAAATAAACCAAATAATATGAGTTACGAAACAACTGAGCACGTACTTTGGCCCTATAAAGGCGAAGTCGAAGAGCATATTTTCTGTTCCGAATGCGGAGAGAAAATAGAAGATTTTCACCCCCTGATTCATTACGGATGTTATATCTGTTCTAAATGTTCGGAATACATAAATGATGAAATATGATACTAACTAAAATCACCATCGCAATACTTATTATCGCATTTATTACTGCATGCTTATTAACAAGGCGTGACATCAAACGTAATAAAAAAGAAGGAAGATTTAATTTTCCCGGCGATCCAGAAAATAAAACACTATGATACGAATAAAACGAATTGAGAAAATAGACGAGTTCATAATCGTACAAAAAGAAGAAATGGACTTGTTTGAAAAACTGGCAGATATATGTAATCCTGCAAACAAAAAAGTTGAAGTCAGGTTGTTTAAAGAAAGGATCAGTGCTTCATGAAAAAATTAAAATCTGAACCGAATCAAAAAAATGTCGATGAAGTTTTAAGGCGCGTTGATTGTCTTGAAAGATATGCCAAATTGATAAAAGATATTAAAGATGAGGATGCAGAATATAAAATCAAATCAATGCTTGTTGACTTTTATCATGAATTTAAAATGAGATTATGAAAACAGAAATCGACGAAAAAGAAGTCATTCGTAAAGTTGAATGCTTCAATAAATATGCTGAACTAATGAAGAAATCAGTAAATGACATTAAAACATTGCTTGTTCATTTTTATTATGAATTTCAGAATTTACCTAAGTCATGACACCAGGACAAATCATAATGATTTATTGCTCTCCTTATAGATGCGAACATCCTGAGGGCAGAGCTAAACTAATAAGACACATTAACGATGTCGATTTATGCAGATCTGAGAATAGTGGTGAACTCGAATTGTGGGAGGTAGAGTTTGAAGATTTATCAGGGAATACTTACCAACGCCTAATAAAATCTAACCAATAAAAACCAAATGGAAATAGAAACTATTGTAAAACCGTTTACCGTGATCCAGGATTCTCACGAAGTTTATCATTCACACAAAGAATATATCGGATCGGGCGGGCTTAAAGAAATAAAACGTTCCCCGCTTCATTATCTTACTGACATTATAACTGAAAAAGAGCCTACTGATGTTCAAAAGTTTGGATCAGCCTACCATTCATTTATCCTGACACCGGAACTTTTCAAAGATGAGTATTTCATTTTCAATTCAGAAGACAGACCGGAAAAAGATAAGACAATGGCCTCCAATATGAATAAAGCATGGAAGGCTGAAATTGAGGTTGGCCATGACAAGATTATTTCGACAAAGGATATGACTATTCTGCACGAAATGAAAGAAGTACTTTTTTCCGATAGCTATATAAAGACATTACTTTCTAAAGGCCAGCCGGAACTCAGTCATTACGTTGAAAATTTTGAGGGTGCAAGAGTAAAAATCAGGCCGGACTATATGAAGGATAATGTAATTACTGACATTAAAACTTGTACGGATGCGAGTACAGAAGATTGTACTAAGAATATAGCCAGTTATGACTACCATATCCAGGCAGCTTTATATGTTGATGTAGCTGAAAAGTGCGATGGCAAAAAGAGAAGGTTTATCTGGATATTCCAGGAGAAAGAACCCCCCTATGATACGAACATTATTAAAGCTTCAGAACAGATGCTGGCTGTTGGAAGATTTGAATATGAAATTCTTATCAGGCAATGGCTTAAAAGCCAAGAGGAAAACCGTTACAGGGGCTATTCAATTTTTGCCGATAATGAATATGGAATTACTGAGGTTGATTTACCCGCTTATAAGATAAAGGATTTACAATTTTACGATAAATAAACCAAACTTATGACAACTCAATCAATTGCAACTAAAAATCCTATCAGGGATTTAATCAAAAAAGCCGAACCTAAGTTTAAGATGGTATCTTCTGAATTAGACTGGGTAAAAGAGGCTTTTTATGCGAATCAGATAATCCAGGGAAACCAGATGCTTCAGTCTTTTATAAGCAAGTCTACTGATTCGCTTGTGAATTCTATTGTCAATGTAGCCACTGTTGGATTGACTTTAAATCCTGCTCTTGGTTATGCCTACCTAGTTCCACGTGACGGTAAGTGCAAACTGGATATTTCTTACCGGGGGTTTATTAAGATCCTTACCGATTCAGGAACCGTACGAAATATTGATGCTGAAGATGTTTATGAGAATGATCACTTTGAGTGTTCTAAGGGGACTGATTCATTCTTGAAGCATTCCCCGGCCTTCAGAAATAGAGGCGAATATGTAGGCACTTTTGCGATTGCTTTTTTCCATGACGGAGGCAATCAATGGCTCTTTATGAATGCCGATGAAATCAATGCCTGCGAAAAGGTATCTGTAAACAAGAGCGAAAAATTCAGTCCTTGGAAGGGTGATTTCCGGCCTGAAATGAGAAAGAAAACGGTCATCCGCCGGCTGTTTAAATATCTGCCAAAATCAAAAATTAAAGATAATGTCATTTCGGCTTTGGGAATTGATGATGATACTAACCAGGTAAATTTTAAAAAAGAAAAGCAGGATTCAATAAGTGATATTTTTCAGGAGGCTGAAATTGTTCAAGAAAATGAAAAGAAAGAAGTAAAGAAAGAATCCATAAAGGAACCTGAATTAAAAGCTGAATCCTTACAGATGAAAACTGAATGATCAGGATTGAAACATATTGCCGGGTTAAAAAGGGTGAACTGAAGATTATTAATTCCCGTCTGTTTAAGGAGAATATTAAAGGACTCCCGGACGGGAATTATACTATCTCGATTGAGAAACGATACAACAAGCGTAGCAATCCCCAGAATGCCTATCTCTGGGGAGTTGTTTATCCTATTGTAAAAGAGGGCTTGATTGATGCCGGATTTGATGAATTTAAGCAGGATTATGAACTTGAAATGACTCATGAGTTATGCAAATTAAGATTCTTAAAAAAAGAATTAATAGCAAACAATCCGATACCTCAATTAGCAACAAGTCTTCAGATTCTTGGTAGTACAAAAGAACTCACGACAACAGACTTCATGGAATACCTGGCTAATATCCAGAAATGGTCTTCTGAATACTTAGGAGTTTATATACCTGAACCCGATACGAATTATGAACGAATTGAAATGTCTGAACTGTAAACACCCGGCAAAGCATTCAGTAAAAATTGAAGGGATTGAAGAAATCCCACTTTGCCGGTCCTGCTTTAATGCAGTTCATAATGGAATTATTAACGCAAGTGATTTGAGATATATGCACAAAGTTTTTATGAATAGACAAACTAACCTTTTAATAAAATGACACCAGAAGAATTTGCTGATAAAATAGAGCAATTATATTGGAAGTTTGACAGAAGGGAAGATTTAATCAAATTAATATTATCAGCAAAAATTCAATGGGAAGGAGAGGCTTATAATGAAGGTTATTTAGAAAATTACGATCCAGATGAAGATAATAAAAAATCATGAGTAAAAAATCATTCAAATATTTACATAAAGGAGATGGCTATAGTAATGCAATATTTTTTGTAGAAAATGAGATTGCCCCATTTGTTGAGTCTGGCGGAGAGCCTGGTAACTCCGGTGATGAATTATGGATAATTAATAAGAAAATCAGAATAACAATTGAAGTTTATGAAGACTAAAGCGCAAATAGTGATGCAACTTAGGGCTGAATTAATAAAAACCCAAAATGATTTAATTCTATTCTTCGATTCACAATGTCTAAAGATAGAATTTAATCCAGAAGAAATGGATATATGGATAGGTCTGAAAAACAAAATATCATATTACGAAAAAGCATTATTGTCATATTATGAGAATGAACTTAAAAATATTTAAATCATGGGGCGTGAAAACTGTATGATGTGTGAAGAATTAAGTGGTAAAATTTATTGCGGATATTATGATTTTGCTGTCATGTTATGCGAAGAAAATTTAGATTGTCCTGAAAAATTGGATGAAGATGATGAAGATGAAATAACAGAAGAAGATATTGAAAATTGGTTAGAAGATCAAAAAGAAAAAGGACTATGATATGCACAAATTATTCATGAATTCTGAGAGGAGAAAATTTAAAGTATGATTGAAAGGTATCTAAATATTGACGGTGAATTAAAACTTATAAAGATTCCTCAAACACACAAGGGATTATTTAAGAAGAATGGCAAAAAAAAGTACCTAAATAATCAAGAAATAATACGGCTTATTGAACTTTACCCAATTCATTTCAACTATCAATTAGCACAAATATTCAACTGTTCTGAAGCTTGCATACTAAGTAAAAAGCGAAAATTCAATCTTGGAAAATCCCCTGAGATAATGAATGAAATGAGATTTAAGCCGGGACATATTCCCTGGAATAAAAACACTCCACACCCCAATAAGAACTCAGGGCAATTCCAGAAGGGGCACACTCCAAAAAATCACTTCCCGATAGGTACAATCCATTTAAGAAGTCATTCGGAAAGGAATGAAAAATACTTTTATATAAAGATTGCAGAGCCGCGCAAATGGGAATTGCTTCATAGGCATTTATGGAAAGAAAAATTCGGAGAAATACCACCCGGGAAATTGATAGTTTTTAAAGATCGGAATATTCATAATTGGCAAATTGAGAACCTTGAAATGATTGACCGGAAAGAGAATTTAAGACGAAATGTTAATCGTAAAAAGGCATCTGAATCAATGAGGCAAACATGGCGAAAGGAAAAGATCAGGGTGAAATATGGATTAAAAAGGCGAACCAAACTTCAAATATCATGAGAAAATGAATAAGACAGATTATTTCGAGAAACTTAAAGATCCACGCTGGCAAAAGAAGCGATTGGAAATATTTGAAAGAGATAATTTTAAATGTGTTTATTGTGAAGATTCAGAAAGTACGCTATCCGTTCATCATTTAATATATCTAAAGAACACAGAACCCTGGGATTATCCCAATGAACTCTTATATACACTTTGCCCCCTTTGTCACGAAATCGTAAAGGATGTTGATTTCGCCGGTGAGTTGGTGAAATATATTCTTGATAAACCTGATCCCAAATGTTTAAAAATGATAATAGAAAATCCAATGGAATGGGCTTTAAATTTTGCCAATAATGGATATTCTTCATTCAGGGAAAATTATGAAGAATATTTGGAGTGGTGTAATTGGATGGAAAAAAATCATAAAAATGGCTAAACGATTCACTGATACCCAGAAATATCATAAAACCTTTATAAGGGGCTTACAAGGGGCTTATAAGCTCCTTTGGGATTTTCTTTATTGCGAATGCGATCATGCAGGAATATGGATAGTTGACTTTGAGATCGCTCAGATATTATTGGGTAAAGATATGCCTATTGATAAGGAAAACGCCCTTAAATATTTTAACGAAAAAGAGCAAAAGGTTGTTGAAATCGATTCTGGCAAAAAATGGTTTATCCCCTCTTTTATTGAGTTCCAATATGGGGAACTTAATCCTGAAAATCGTGCCCATAAGTCTGTTATTTTAATCTTAAAAAAATATAATCTCTATAATGACAAGAAGGGGCTTACAAGCCCCTTACAAGGGTATAAGGATAAAGATATGGATATGGATAAAGATAAGGTTAAGGATAAAGACAAAGATAAAGACCGGGAAAAAGAAAAAAATCCACTTCATACAAAATTAAAAATTCAATTCCTGGAATTTTATGAAAAGAAGAAAAATCTGCCTTATTCCTGGAGTGGTATTGATGGGAAACATCTTAATGAAATAATCAAGAAAATAAAGTTTGTGGGTAAAACTGAAGATTCACAACAAATAAGTGATACTTGGATTATTATTCTTGAAAAGAACCAGGATAAATGGATTAATGATAATCTCAGTGTGTCATTAATCAATAGTAAGTTTAATGAGATAGTGGCAAAAATCAAAAAACAAGATAATTCAGATCTCAAATCCTATGCCCAACAATTAATAAAAGAAATGACAAATGAACAAATTAGTTAAAATCACATCAGAAGATGAATTTTTAAGTAAATACTCAATGAAAAACTGTTACCTGATTTTCAAAGATTGTGTAACCATTGAGCGTTGCATACGTTCTGAATCTCCAAAATTAAGTTCAATGTATCGGGATTATTCAAGGGATTTTGTAGTTAAATATATCCAACTCTGGATTATCGGACTCAATGAGTTCCTGAATATTTCACGAAAAATGAACAGGCTTCAGATTGAGGAAACCGCCGAAATGATCTATGACTGTTTCTTCTTCCTGAACATTGCCGATCTGAATTTCTTCTTTCGTCAAATCAAATTGGGTAAATATGACCTGTATGAAAGCCTTGATGGGATTAAGTTGATGAACTGGATGAGCGAATATGCAAATGAACGTATGGAAACCTCACTGAGTATCGGAGGCAGGAATAAAAGCGAATATATCGATCTGACTGAAACTTTACCGGAATCAAAAATGATAGGAAAATAATAACCCAATGGAAAAACACGAGCACGAAGTAGCCGATGAAATCCTGAACTCCCTTGTGGAGATGTGGAATGACAACAATCCAAAAAGCAAACTAAACGGTGACCTTTTGCCACTGATAAGAAATCATATCAGATACGCTTACGTTGCTGGCTGGGAAAAGCTAAGAAGACAAGTTGAAGATGTTCTGAAAGGCCAGAAGGCCACTAAGATTTCACGTTACTATTTTTTAGCACGAATGGAATTTTTAGAACTAAAATCATGAAACGAAGAAGAAAAAATCCACAAGAAGTAAATCCTTACGATTTAAGCGAACATGGAGGATTTAGAAGGAGATGTCCTCATTGTGGAAAAGAAAAATATCCAAATAATCCAAATCCTTATGATGCCTCTCAATGGGGAGCAAGGCAATATTGTCATTGTTTTGATTAATTCTAAAATCTGAATCTATGAGAACAATCCGCATTGACCCCAAAACAGTTCTTTTGATTCCTGACAGTAAGGAGCCAGAAGAAACAAAGCAGAAGTTCCTGGAAAAGCTGAATGAGTCCAGGGAAAAGAGAATGAGAAGCAGGGTACCTTATTTAGCTGAATAATCTTCTCAGGAAACGCCTGAGTCGTAATGTCAAACTGAAATTAAGATGATGAAGAAAATGATAACAATTATCCTGTTGATATTGAGTTGTTTTATTTTGCAGGCTCCTGTTGAGGTGCAAGATAAAATAAAATTGTACAATGACTTCCAGGATAGGAAATTTATAGAGAATATTTCAAATACAGAGTTCAGTTCAAAGAACCTACAAAGATTAATCAACATACTCTGCAAACATCCTGAGATAGTTTATAACCAGGCACGACTGGAAAGTAATGAATTTAAAAGCAGGCTATTTCTGGATTATAATAATCTATTCGGGATGAAAGTACCTTCAGTAAGGCAAACAACGGCAATAGGCGAGGCAATGGGACACGCTCAATACAGACATTGGAGCGAAAGTGTTTATGATTATATGCTTTACCAGCAATACTATGAGTCTTTAATTGGAGTGGATTTTAACTACATAGATTATTATTATTTTCTGAAGATGTATGGATATGCTCGCGATAAGCAATATGTTAAAAAACTAAAGAACTATGACAACAAATGAAAAAATAGCTAACAAAAAAATTTCCAAATGGCTTGGGTATGAAACTTTTGAAATTAATGAAAATAATTCCTCATTAAGTGTGATTCAAAACATTGGAACTGGTTTGTGTGCAAGAAGACCAGATGGGATATCGGTTAAACTTGATTTTCTCCATGACCGCAACCAGCAGAAATGGATAATTGACGAACTGATAAAAAGAGGATATAGGATTCAAATAATCCACACCGAATATGGGACATCAGTTAATATCTGGCACAATGACGATCTGACGGAATATCATAAAACAAATGAAATGATTGATAATTCTGCATTTATTTCAGCCGTTGAACAATTAATTGATAAAGAAAATAAGGAGGAGAAATGAAAACAATAAAACAGGCATTTGAAGCCGGCAAAGATTGTGGAATAAATGGAGCAAATACAGAAAATTGTGACTTTCGTTATTTCGCTACATGGGAATTAATCAATGCTCATTCGGAAGGAGTAAAAGAGGGTAAGAAGATTGCATCTGATAGATTTAAAGAATAAAGACTATGACAACAAATGAAACAAAATCAATCGCAGAATGGTTGAAATTAGAGATATTCGAAGAGGAGCGATATATCTACAAAGTTGAAAGATATGACACTCACGAAAGGTTTGCAAAAACTAAAAAACTCATAAAACTTGACTTTCTCCATGACCGTAACCAGCAGAAATGGATAATTGACAAATTAAAAGAATTAGGATATACCATTGAAACAAATGAAAATAAAATAAGTAGTTATGTGGCTATATTTAATACTTATGTATCAATATATGAACATTATACTGGACATAAAGAATATGGAGGCGAGGCCCTCATCCAAGCAGTTGAACAATTAATTGATAAGGAAAATAAGGAGGAGAAATGAAACCAGAAGAACTTTATAAAAATCTAAAAGACCGGATAGTATTTTCTTGTCTGGCTAAAATTGTAGATGAGAATACTTTAAATGATAAGGAAAATGTTGAACTCATCCAGCAAGCCAAAAGCGAATGGTGCAAATTCCCCACTGAAAAGGAAATTGATAAAAAAAGAAAGGAGAAAATGGATATTTATTCTAATGATAGTTGGAATAGATATTCTGATGGATTCATGGATGCTATTTGTTGGATGAGAAATTATCTTAACACCCCCGAACCATGATCCCCGCAAAAATAACAAATCTTAATCCGGTACAGGTGAGTTATACCAATATATTAAAACCAGATAAAAGTAAATGTTTTAGTAATGCTGAATATAGGAGAATGGTACATCATTATGAATTTTCTAAAGTAATTGCAGATGTGGAGAATGTAGGAAGGATACGGTTAGTTAAAGGATATTATTGGATTCAAACACCTGAGAAATTATTATTTAAAGAATTATCACTCAATCAACAGGTATTTATCGAACCAACAACAGAAGGTAAATGCAGGATAATTAAATTATAATAATTAATAAAATGAAAATAATAATCGGAATGTTCATTGTCTTAATAGCAATATCAATAGCAATTGCAGTAATTGAATTCATTTATAAAAAATTGAGATGAGACGTGAATTTGAACAATTCATGAAGCAAAGAGGTGCATGGGATTTATTTACTGGGAACCTGAGGAAAGATATTGACACATTTTTCAATGAAAACGACCCATGTGATTACCTGGCGGCGGCATTTGTCTGGAAATATTCTCCTGAAGGTCCTGATTTCTGGATCAGATTGCAAGATAAGTGGGATGAAGAAATAAGAAATGATTCGCAAAGAAATTGAACAATATATCGGCCAGACGGTGAAGGTCCAGTATATAAACCTGGCAGGCAAAACAAATGAGCAGATAATGATATTGGAAACAATCTCATTAAAGAAGGCGCATTTTCTGCTATACGATGCAGAGGAGGACATTGAGGTCAGCATACGATTTGAGAATATGATTAAGATTGAATATAACTTAGAATGATTCTAAATGGACAAAATTGTTTTATTAGATACCGACCTTCTGCAGAAAAAAGAACTATTTAAAGAGGTCACTTATTGGAAAAACCTTTTGGGATTAAAGATTGGGTGGCATTATATTCTTGATCTTATCTGGCAACTTGAGAGGATAGAGGCTTTAAATTTGCCCAAAGGAGCGCTTATACTTGACGCAGGGGCGGGATATGGACTTCTACAATACATCTTGGCAGCAAGAGGATTTAATGTTATCTCAGTTGATTTCAGGCCCCGCAAACTTCCCTGGCCGATGAAGTGGATATTTCCCATGTTTTTAGAACACGCTGAATTTAAAGATCCCTATATTGAGTTTATCAAAAAAAACGGGGCTAAATGGTATATGAAAATCCCCTTTGAGATTAAAAGGATTCTCTTTAATTATAATGTCAGGATAATACCCCACTTCTTTAAGAGATACAACAGTATATTATTCTACCAAGCGAATTTTAAAGATATGGACTTGATTGATGACGGCTTTATTGATGCTATTGTTTCAACGTCGGCAATAGAACATATCAGGGATATTGAAGATATTAAGATCGCATTAAAAGAATTTAAGCGGGTACTGAAACCAGGAAGGCCAATGATTATAACTACAAGCGCCGCTAAGGAAACTTTTTATATGGAATCAACCCATGGGTGGTGCTTTTCACGGGATGAAATCAGAAGACTTTTTGATATTAAATGGTATATAACCAATTTCGATAGTTATGTTCAGATTTATTTGAATGTGACTAAAGAGTTTGCGAAGGAAATTAAAAAGCGTTTCGGCAATCCAACACCGGGATATATTGCAGTAGGAGTTGAAAAATGGTAATGATAATATTACAGATTGCAACATGGATATTTATTTGTTTATTAATAGATCAGAATGAAAATACGCATCTGGACAGCCTTGAAATGGGCAATAAAAAGTAAGTGGAATTATATAAAATATCTGCTTAAAATTAAGTAACTTTATAAGAAAAATTATGAAAACCAAAAAAGAAGAATTGATTGAACGCATAAAAGCATTTAATACTGGTAGAATTAATTACTTGAATAGCGTGGGTAAAAAAATGCCTAAGTTTTATATAGTATTTGAAGATGAATTTAATGAACTAATAAAATGAAAGCAAAAGAAATAAAAAAGATCATCCTAAAAAATTAAAATAAAAGTAAGTGGAATTATATAAAATATCTGCTTAAAATTAAGTAACTTTATAAGAAAAATTATGAAAAGATTAGTAATGAAAATTGAGATCATAATAGATACCAAAGATGGAATTAATTCATCAATAATAAAAGAATTTAAAAAAGATAGACATATATTGATAAAAACAAAAAGTGGGCAAACGATTTTAGCTGGAGTTATTGACGCCCATTTGGATAGTTATTCTCCAAATCTATAATATGATACGCAAATATAAACGACTAAAAAAGGAAACGTTTCTCAAATTATTATCCATACTTCATTGTAACGTGAAGTATTATGGGGGATTTATTAATAAAATTGATCCTGAGAAATTAGACGAGAATGGATATTATAATGTTAAAATTGAAACATTACCACATCCCAGATATATTAAAATAATCACTCTTTAATCCTCCTATTCTTATTCAGTCTAAATCTTGTTAATAACTTTCTATTCGGAATTATTCTAATTTAAGATTAATTTAGTATTATTACATCTACTTTTAGAGTAATTTAGAATCATTCTAAATAGTTGTTCCCGCCTACTATAAAAAGGCAAGGGTTTTTTGACAGTACGAAATATGAAGAAACAAGTGCAGATAGTTTCCAGTTTGTATTCTGTGACCAGGATAATTTTTTGTCTGAAAAATCTTCATCCGTTATGGGTGCGGCCGTTTCTGATGTCTGAATTACTATTTCTTTAATTTAAGATTAGTGATTAACCCAATATCCTGGGATGTAAACTGAGGATCAAAATACATGCAATTATCTAACTATGAATTTATCTAATTATATAAATAGTTTCATATGTTCATATGTAGATTCTTGCATATGTTAAAACATCAGAGATAAAACAGAGAAAAATGCCAAGAAAGGGTGGAGTAATAGAGAATCTAAAACCATTCGTAAAAGGTGTATCCGGCAATCCTAAAGGCCGTCCAGTTATACCCGATCTTAAAGAGGCATTAGCCAAAGCCCTTGCAGAAAAAAAAGACGGCAAGATTACACTTGAAAAGATAATTCTGGCATTAATAAGCAAGGCAATTAAAGGGGATGTCAGGGCAGCCCAGGAACTTCTTGATCGTGCCTTTGGTAAATCACAGCAATTCATAGACTTTACTACAAAAGGGGATGCACTTAACAGAATAGAAATATCTGTTGATGAAAAGAAAACTAAGGATTCATTTGAAAAATTAATCAATGAAGCCGAAACTCACAAAAGTATATGCACAAATTAATGATGCATGGCTTGAAAAAAATGATCTCATTGTCTGTTGTGGAGGGACCGGGTCATCAAAGACCTGGTCTATTTTGCAACTGCTTTATTTTATAGCGAAGTTCTTTGACAAAGAGAGGATAATCACCATTTGCAGTTATGCATTGCCTCATTTAAAGACGGGTGCAATCCGGGATTTTGATTTAATACTTCAATCCTTTGGGGAAAATTCCGATCTATTGAAAAACAAAACGGATAATTACTATACGATAAACAAGTCAATAGTCGAATTTTTCGGGATTGAGGGTAATCTGGCAAAGGTACATGGCCCACGCCGGGATATACTTTTTGTTAATGAGGCTAATCATAAGATAACATGGGATGTATTCGATCAACTTTATACCAGAACAAGGGAATGCACTTTTATAGATTTCAACCCCACCCAGGAATTTTGGTATCATGAGAAAATACAGAACAAATTTAAGCACAAGTTTATCCATTCTACATTTCGAGATAATATATACCTGAGTGAAAATGAATTAAGAAGGATAATGGATAAAAAAGACAAGGTGGGTTTTGAGAATTGGTGGAAGGTTTACGGTGAGGGCCAACTTGGAAGATTAGAAGGCGCAGTATTCCCAAATTGGGAACTTGGAGTATGGGACGAATCACTTCCATTTGGTTATGGTTTGGATTTTGGATTTTATCCCGATCCTGATGCTATGACACGTGAGGCAATAGATCATAAAAGGATGATCATTTATATAGAAGAGTGCATTTACAAAACAAGTAATAAGGTTCAGGATTTGAAATTACAGATAGGGAACTTCTGCAAAAATGAACATTTGATAATGGCCGATTGTGCAGATCCAAGGATGATAGCAGAATTGAGTTTACTTTTTAATATAAGGCCGGTTTCAAAGGTTGGGACAGTAAGTGAATGGTTAAGATTGATGCAAGATTACCGGATCGTTGTTTGTGGTGATAGTCCAAATTTGATAAAAGAAATGAATAATTATATATGGAATGATCAAAAGGCAGGCATCCCAATTGACGCCTTTAATCATTTGATTGATGCTGGTAGGTATTACTTTATGAGTCAAGTTAAAATTGGTAAACAACTGTTTGTTGATAGTATAGAATGGTAACATGGGAATAATCCAAGATGTTAAGGTTTTCAGGGGATTAATGAAACAGGCAAAACTGAGTGGTTTTACTCAGTCACTTAGTATAAATCAGATCACTCAGGCTTTATACGGGCTTATGTATCCGGGGTCTATTGCTGTTATGCCGGACAACCCACAGGTGTATATTGATGAGGCCTATGGTAAGAATGCCTGGTTATCGGCGGTTATTGATTATATCTCAGTAGAGGGGGCAAACTGTCCTATTAATCTTTATGAATATGCTCCAAATGGTGACAAAGTGCAAGTATTAGAGCATGAGCTGCTCGAAATCATAAAGCAGCCAAACAGATTGATGAATAAGAATGAATATTTCGAACTTCAGATAAAGTTTGACTGTCTTACCGGGAATCAATATCACTACAGTCCACGTCCCGATACGGGAAATAATAAGGGACGCATCCCACTGGACGAAGAGGGTTATTATCAGCTTTATCTTATTCCGCCACACTTGGTAAACATTGTTTCAGGTGGGCCGCTTGATCCTATTGACTCATACCAGCTCCTCGGAACTTTTCTTATCAAAGTACCTGAATGGGACGTTTTGCATATTCGCAGAGGAAACACGAACTGGGGAGCTGGTGCAGAACTATATGGCGAAAGTCCTATAAAGCACCTTCGCACAACGATAGCAACATCAAACGCTGCACAGACAGCACAATGGGCCTCATTTAAGAATGGTGGTGTTAATGCGATATTGAATCTTGAAGATATTAATAACGAGGGACCCATTGCTAATCTAAAACGACAATTCAGGGATGAAGCCGAAGGACCAGATAAAGTAAATAAGGTTCACATTACAGGAGGCCCCAAAATGTCCGTTCACCAACTTGGGCGCACTAACGTAGAACTGGCTGTTCTTGAAAGCGAACTACAATCATTGCGAAAAGTATGCGCAACCTTCCGTATAAGTTCTGTTCTCTTTGGGGATACAGCAGCATCGACTTATAATAATGTACGTGAGGCAAAAAAGGCAGCTTATATCGATGCAGTTATCCCAACAGTAAACAGGATATTGAATGGATTGAATAAATGGATTTGTCCTTACTATATGGTAAGTAACAAACAACTAAGGTTTGAGGTCGATATTGACAAGATACCAGTTATGCAACAAGATCAGGGTGAAAAGTGGGCATGGCTTAAAACTGTCAATGAACTGACTCCAAATGAGAGACTAAGGATTGCGGGGCTTCCCGAAAGTGAATCACCCGAAATGGATATGCACTGGTTCCCGTCTTCACTGCTTCCAGTAGAGGGTTCGCAGGAGGAGCAAATAACAGAAGAGGAGAAAGCATTAGATAAATTTTATGCTTTACATAAGATAAAGGATTATGAATAACCGTAAATGGAAACGGGTTAATAAGTTAAGACAAAGATATATCCCTTTATTTGAAAAGAGGTTAAAAAGGATTTTTGCCCAACAGGGAAGGACTATTATTGACGCATTAAAGAATTACAGGCCTGAGGATGTTATCGCAATGGTAAGTACCCTGATAAGCGAAGATCCGATACAGAAGTTCTTTAAAAGTCTGTATGAAAACGTAGGTGTTGCATTTGCAAAAAGTTCACACAGGGATTTAAAGAGTGATGCGGGGATAATCTCCACAAAGCAAGATGAAGACGAACTTGAAAGTACTTGGATGAATGAAATGCACCGTTATGCTTCACAGGATGCAGGGAAACGAATAGTGTCAATAACCGGGAGTTCAAAAACTATTGCAAAAAATATTTTATCAGAAGAGTTCGCAAGGGGAATCGAGGAGGGATTAAGTATTGAAGAGATGACCGCAAAGATAACTACTGAGTTTCGTATGCAATGGGGAAAGTTTGCAATGTTTCGCACACGCAGGATAGTAGAGACTGAGATATTATCAGCTTCAAACTTAGGGGCAATGGAGGGGGCGCGAAGTGTAGATATACCGATGTTCAAGGTCTGGATGGCAGGAGGTGAAAATATACGGGACTATGATAATGGTTCGCCATTTTCCCATGTGGCAGCAGACGGGGAAGAGGTGGAAATGGATGAAGACTTTATTAAGTCAGGTGAACCGATGGATTGTCCGGGTGATCCAAAAGGAAGCCCCGGCAATGTGATTAACTGTAAATGTGTGGTAGGTCATTTTCCAAAACCTCAATATTTTGAGGTAGAAGGAGTGATGCATCAATATTAAACTATGATAGGAATAATCAAAATAACAAACAACGCCTGGAATACTAAGTCTATTCGCAGGGCGCTGCTTAAAGTCATTAAACCCCTGAAGATTGAAGAAGATCTTTATTATGATTTGATGACAATAAAGGCAGAGAGTAAGTTCTTTACTGAGAAAGGTATTGAGAATTCAATGCTCCCTATGTATGACATGGTTTTTAAAAGTGTTCCTAAGAAATTCCTGTTCTGGAAATACAAAAGAGTTGAGTTTGTAAAATGTACGGTTGTTAAACAAAGTAAAATAATCCCGGCAACTCCTGTAATGAATCTGAAACAGCAACGGGATAAATTTTTAAAAAGAAATTAAGATGAAAGGTTTTAGAACAAAAAATTTCAGTGGGTACACCCCCAACGAAATTATAAAAGCAGCAAATAAAGAAGAATCCACGCTAAATATATTAGTTGCTGCCATGAGTGTTAAAGATTCAAGTGGCGACTTTATCGGCATAATAGACTCTGACGGTGATATGGTCATGCCGGGATCTTTTAATAAGACGTTAAAAGAGCGTGGACCCAATTCAGCTAAGAATAGAGTTAAGCACCTTTGGCAGCATGATAGAAAGGTTCCCATTGGTATACCCATAGAAATGGGAGAGAAAGAAATTAAAATTGGAGGACAGGAATATTACGGTCTTGTTGCATTAACAAAGTTTGACAGTTCAACCTTTTCGCAGGATAAATATATTCAACATATAGAGGGTATAATTACTGAGTTTTCATTTGGCTACGAAACAATAGATAGTGAAAAGGCAAAAAAAGAAATTGATGGGGGAGTAATTGAGTATAATAAACTTACTGAGTTAAAACTATGGGAAGATTCATCAGTCACCTGGGGAGCAAATGAATATACCTCCCTGATAAAAGGATTAAAGGATGGGAAGCAGGAATGTATTGCCGAACTGGAAGAAAGGTTTAAGATATTAACCGGTGCAATGAAGTCAAGCCGGTATAATGATGATGACAAAGAACAATTCGAGCTGGAGCTATTACAAATAAAGGAAATGGTTTTTTCCCTTTTAAGCGGGCCGGGGGGACCCACTCGCAATGATCCGCCGGGAGGCAATCAGAAGGATGAGGTTAAGGAGGCTCTGGAATTGATAAATAGTTTTCGTAAACAATTAAAATTTTAAGAAATGGACAATGAAGTTCAAGTGAAACTCTCTGAACTTGGCAAAGAAATAAACACCAAGTTAGACGAGTTCAAAAAGGGAATAATCAGCAAAGAGGACATGGATCGGACTATTGGGGAAAAATTGTCCGGTCTGGAAGCCGGTCTGAAGGTTGATGGCAAGCCAGTGATGGATTATGTCAAGACTTTACAGACACAGGTTGACACACTCGGAGCTGATCTGAAGAAACAGAAATCTATCGTAAACGATAGTAAAGGTGAACCTTTCGGGAAGGTCATCTTTGACACATTGAAGGACGATGTGGAGTTTAAGGAATATTGCAGGAATCACGGTGAAAATAAACAATTCACTAAGTTCTTGGAAAAAGCCTTGACAAGTGCAACGAACCTGGTTAATGACACGACAAATGACATTCACCTTGTACCACCGGAAAGACTGAGTGAGATTGTGATTGATACTTACGCAACCCGCAAGGTTCACGTGAG